AAATCCTTACTGTCGTCCAAGAAAATACCACGGTCGTTAGTGGTACTCTTGAGAGCTTTAGACAGGCTTAAAACGTCCGATTCAATGGACGAGATATCTGATTGAATTGTACTGATATCAGACTCGACATCACTGATATCGCTCGCATTCGTTGCAATACGGGTATCAATCAGAGTTGCTCCAAATAGCGTACCTCCATTCAAGACAGAAATTACAGCGTCCCGAGTAGAACCAAACGTATTACCATTAGACCTACGCAACCGTACGTGATCAATGTCAAGTAAGACAACTTGCCCCGTAGCGCTTACAATGTCAATCTCGTTTGATGCAGTACCAGCCCTGGCGGTTAAGTGCTCAGACGTGAGATTAAAGCGTAAGACAGGCGGGTCGACTACAATGTTAATGTCACTGTCGGTTGTCGGCAGAATCTTACGTCCTGGGCCTACTTCAATGACAATGTCATTGGCTGCCTTATAAAGTTTGATATTCTGCGGCATAGCTTATTGCGGATGAATGTAATCGTAAGCTTCGTGGTCAACATATGCGTGCATACGTGAAACGACCAACTCAGTCAGCCCTGTATAAGAGTAGCACCCAAAGCGCAATTCGATATCATCAATCTGGCCTGAGGTCGAATTGGTTGGAGAAATAAAATTTCCCGTAGTGCTAGTAAGTGTCCAGGTGTTATCCTGCATAATACCACTCTCAGTTACACCTGAATCAGTAGCTTCATAGTCTAAAGCCACAAACTGCTGGTTGTTAGAAGAATAGAACCAGTCCACCCCGATAGCCTGACCCGGTGTGCTATTAAAGTCAAGGCCATACCAAAAGAACGAATTATTCGCCGCTCCAATCGGGTTCATGTAATACACCTGCTCATACTTCTGACCGCCCGTCATTGTAACCCGTACCCGTAGGAAGACAAAAACAAAATCTGCTACCGGGCCTTGGACTTTAGCAGAAAACACCGCCCTGAGCCTTTTGCCCTCAAACCAATCTTGCGCTGTACTCCCGGTAGATTTGCCCTCCAACTCTAAATAGTTAGGACCGTTTATAGGAGAGTTAAAAGAACTCCACCCGTAAACAGCATTATTTACAGAGTAATCCGAAGGCATATCAAAGGTGCCAATATCTCCCCACTGATATGTATTGCCGCTGCCGCTATTAGATAAAGAGTCGGTGGGAGTAATAGTGAAAGCATCGCCGCTTTCCGTCAAAGTGCGAAACTTTGATACATAGTTTAGAGCCTCATTCCCCCCGCCAAAGCTTCCCATAAGGATTAGCAAGTCAGAAATAGACACAATCCCATCTCCATTCAAATCACCAACCGCACCACTACCTCCTGCGTCAGTAGTAGATATAATGCCATCGCCAATTAGATTTGTTCCAATCTCTGCCGCGATTGCAGCGATTAAGCCATCAATGCCAAACTTGCGTGTGCGTTTGCGTTCTACATCATAACCTGCAAGCCAAAGGTCTTCCTCATTTTCTATGATAGATGCAAGGCTTACCCCATCGGGTGCACTTTGGTTAGGCAGGGTGGGATAGCGATTAAACTGCTGTACTAGCTCAGACGTAGTAGCAACACTAGAACGCGCTGCAGGCACAACTGAATCGGTGCCACTCGTAATAGCTTGCACCATGTACAGACCCGCAAACTCAGATCCTGCACCCGGACTTACATCCGAGTCATTACGGAGAAAAGCATCTCGCGCTGTAAACAACCCGCCATTCTCAGAAAGAAAGGCATTGTCATCATCTGCTGTCACTAAGTTCGCCCCGGTAGCAGCAGCATAATCCGAGATGATCTTGATATAGTCAGTAGATGAAACGCCGTCTGCAGTAAAATTCGCCTTTACATTGGTGGCCCCATTGTAGGTCACCTCGACAGACTGAGCCGAATTGCTTGAATGCCCATTAAAGAGACCCACGATATGCTTACCGTGAGTCTCTAAAACGGGATACGAGGTATTGATGTTTTCAATTACATCAGCCAGCTTTATTGCCATCTTCCTTGACGATTAGATAGTCCATTGCCGACATAAGGGCCTGCGGCTGAATTGACAGATTACCATCGTCAATCAGCGTGACCTTCTTCAAGCGGACTTTCTGATCCTCATTCAGGAGCGATTCTACGTTTTCGCGAAACTCGGCAGCCAACTCATCGCTCACTTCCGGGTTACCGTCAGCATCAAGAGTCGCTTGTTCACGCAACTTCTCGACGTACTGCTGTCGTGTGGTTTCAAAAGTCTCTACAATCGGCTGGAGCTTGTTGATATTCTGAGCAATCATCCAACTGCTTTTCAGCGGTAAGTTCTGGTTGCTCAAGTTTTGAAAGGCCTGGTAGACCCCAATGCAATTTTTCAGTAACATGCTATAGATTTTTGGTACTAAGACAAATATATGCTTTATCCGATAACAATGATATCGTACTTCTCGTTCTCTTTGGTGATACCTACACTGACCTCAACGATATTTGAAGTAATCACCTTGAACTTGCAGAAAACCGGTTGCGGCTCTGCAATAAGAGTTGCAGCACCACCATTGCCATCACCTCCTGCTTGGTGCGTCTTAAGAGCAAAGACAAAAACGCTAGACGTTCCCAAGTCATGCTGAATAGGATATCCATTAGACGCTGCAGCTACCGGAGCATAGTTTGAACCGTCATCAGTAGCATCTGTAGTGATGTCGATAGTACACTTGGAGACTGAGCCAAGTGAACGCACATTAGAGTCATTAGAACGCGCTGAACTAGCCGTGCCGTACAAATCAGCGATATCGTTTGTACCAGCAGCTTCTGCTCCTAAACTCGACGTAGTAACATCAAACTTCAACGCCGCTACGTTATCTGCACCACTAATGATATCAGCAGCACTAAAGGTGCCTCCATCAGCATGACGAGTAAACTTAATCTTATCTGCAGACACATCGTATCGCATAGAAGCAAATTCGTCAATGCTACCTACAGTAGTCACCTTGACAAAATCCAGACCACTGTCTGCTGCAGTTGATCCATCTTCCGCAGTAATAGCATTATCTGAGCCACGTGGTACCGATAATTGCAGAACAGCGTCTTCAAAGTTGACTGCGGTAGAGTTCGCCTGAATAAAGTCTCCACTGACGGTAAGGTTACCTGTGATGCTGACGTTACCAGTATGCGTGGTAGACACATAGCCTCCGCTTGCGTGATCTCCCCAACCAAAGGCTGTATTCCAGTTTGCAGAGTTATCTGTGAGAATAGAGTACTCTCCCGAACTAGCTCCTCTAAGCATAATGCCTTGAGAACCGAAATCCCCGTCAACAACTACGTCGGCGTGACTTGTCTCACTTGTCAGATAGGTTGCGCTTAAATCAGGAATATCCGTCGTCGCTAAAGCACGGAAGGTAGGTTTAGCAGCCGCACCGGTTGCAGGTCCTGCAAAAATGAGAGCTGCTGTTTGCGTATCTAAGTCCAGTTCCCCATCAGTATTAGACAGTAAATTACTGTCCAAATCAGAACTTAGAGATACGGCACCATCTGCAGCCGCTGCATTAGTAAGAACCTGCAGCTTTTGGTAACCAGCAGGGACGGCTGTAGAGCCGCTACCCTGCGTACCGGTAATCGTAAACGTAGGAAGCTTATCTGTGCCAGAGCCGGCACCTCCAATTTGTGTGGCATCATCTAAAACCCAAAACTCAGGTTCTGCGGTACCGCCTGAAGGTACTACATACTTCGTGCCTCCACTCGACACATAGTTACCAGAAGCATCTAAGCGAATAAAGTCAGAAACCGCAGCTGCATCCTCTACAAGAGCACGTCCATCAGCGACGTAAAACATAGTAGAGTACTCCTTGAAGTGACCAGGAGCCGATGCAGTACCATCATCTTGGAAAGTGTACGCAGACCCCCCGTTATAGGTACTCAGATGTAAATCTGTCCAATCATCAATTTTACTACGAACACCGCCGTACGTGTCATCTGTACTTACGATACCCTTGCTCAGGTTGTTATCTAACTGAGCCGTAGTTTTTAGTAGGTCGGAAAATCCAATAGGCATGTCTCAGAAATTAGTTAATGGTGTAAGACCCGTTATAAGCGCCAGCACTGTTTGAACAGTAAACCTCATAGCCTCCTGTAGCAGTAACTCCATACTTGGTAGTGAAGGTTACCGAAACTGACTTAGGATCAGAACCAAAAGATCCATATTCATCTGGAGTATTTGGTTTTTGGAAGGTGTCGATTTCGTTATAGGTCGCGGGGAAGGCGATGTATACAAACTGAGTTCCACTTGGTGCTAACGTAATGGCTGCACCAAAGTTAGGTTCACCAGTTCCGGATGTATTAATGATTTCATACTGCCGGCGATCAGCGGTGGTATCTCGAATAGACTGAAGCACAGTCGTCATACTTGAATTATCCGAGGAGTCGAATGCCGAACCATCCGTAGTGCTGTATCCAATAAGAGCCGGAAACTCAAAGTTGATAGTACCACCATTAAAGTTATCCGTACTATTACCAGTCTCACCATCAAGAATCTCGATAGAGTACGCGACGGTGTTTGCACTGATTTGACCAGTAGGGAAAGCAGAGGTGACATCGGTGTATCCGGACGGCGTGTTGTCTAACCCGGTCACGTTATTCGCACTAGTTGCCACAGAGTCGAAAAGCTTATACGTCCCTGAGGTACCCGTAAGACTTAAGCCACTCACTGCCATAATAGTCGTAGCTGCTCCTCCGTTGATAGAGCGCTTGACGTTAAACCCAGTTACTGGAACACCTGGACTATTACACTGGATTTTAAAGTCAAGCTTTGTAGCAATATTGCCCTTTTCACGGGTACTATTTGTTTCAGCAGTACCTACAAAGTGACTTGAGAGATCTTGACGTGCATAGCTATCGCTATTCAGTACTGGGTCCACGTAAGCAGCGCAATCGATGAATCCGCTATTGCCGTCAGCCCCCTCAAAGTCTACAGTAGTTGTAGCAACTCCATCTCCATCATTAGGGATGATTTCAACCTTGTACTTAAAGTCAGAGCTGCCGCTAGCTACAGAAAGGCTGTTATCTGCAAACGTAAATGTTTCTGCAGTTACAGATCCTTGCGTATTCAAGTCATCGAATGTGCCGGTTGTAAAATCGTTTACGGATGCTGTAGCATTCGCGATTTCGGTATAAGCACCATTGCCAAGCTTTCGATAAAGTTTGATTTCTCGAATGGCATAGGCACTATCTACAGCAGTGCCTGCAACAACTGCTTGGTTGTTGTTTGTGACAGAAAAGGTCACTGTATGGTTAATACTTTGAGAAGTAGTCTGGTATTGAACTGCCGTTTCGCTTCCAGAGAATGAACCTTGTGGTGCAATAAACGACGTCAGCGCATCCAAGATAATTTGTACAGCGCTTTTACCTGCTCCAACACTAATCGTGTCGCCATTCTCAAAACGACCAAATGACAGCCCCGCAGGAATAGATACCGCAATGTCGCTAGTCTGAATTGTCTCTCCACTGCCAGTAGCGAGAACCTCCCAGTTATCTGCGTTGCCCCAATTACCGTTCGACAAATTTGCACCTTTATAATAGTACATTTTGTCTGCAGACGTGTCTACGAGAATAGTCCCGAGCGCGCGTTTGTTGGGGTAGTCGGTAGTGCCCGGAAGACTCGTAGCAAAAATGACCCCTTTAAGATCATTACCAGATGCGTCTACAATTGGGTAATCGCTGTTCTGGTTCTGTAGGATATCACCAAATTTGATTGCCATATCAGTGCGTAATTGTAAGTTTCAATGTAACGTCAGTATCAAACGCGCCTGTTTGAATACTGCGGTATACTTTGTACGTGGGGGTTGCTGTGCCGACAGTAAGGCTCCAATAGTTGCCATTGTTGTCGTCTAGAGTAAAGCTGTCTGTGTAATCAATCACACTCGCTCCTCCTACTTCTGCATATACAGAACCTAACGTTGCAGCACTAGGAATAATAATCCAAGTGTAGTTTGTCGAAAGGGCTGTTTTCGCATTGCAAGATACAGAAATTTCTTGCGAACTACCATCTGGGTCTAGAGATAATGTATTGAACACTCCAGACCCGCCTGTCATCCAAGTATTGAATACCTGATTGTTGAGCGTTGTCGCCCCCGCTCGTACATACATTCGATGACGATGAGCGATTTTGGTAGTCCTAGAAGTAGTAACCGCCGACCCCTGCCCATTATTAGTAAGGTACGTACCGGTCGCCGTCATTGTTTTATTTGTGGGTGACGTTTCAATGTCAATTGAGTACGTAGACGCAATTGAAACCGGACTAGTCAAAGTAGTAGGATCAATATTTGTTTGAGCAGCCACGTCTTCATTGTCAGTTATGTTTCGCACAATCAAAGAAGACCCCGAATTAAAGTTTTCTGGGTTGGTAAGCGTCAAACTAACTGAGCTAACACTTGCAGCTTCACCGCACTCCACAAGCAGTACTTCACCATCTGCCTGATGTGTCCCGGTAGCAGACCAGCTGATATTCGAAATGGTAGGCTCTAAGAACGGAGCAATAAGATCTCGTACAATTGCTTCAAGAGTTGTACCGGCGTTATAGGTACCACCACGAATAGCATCACCAATCGTATTTGTGATGTCCATATTGCTAGCGATTGTAGCATTACCGATAGCTCGAGTCACTGCTGATACAGAAACCGTATTGGTCTGCTCTGTAATTTCTACAGTAACAGGTGCAGTAGATACTTCTACCACATTCTTTGCTGGCTCTGTTATTTCAACCTTGTTCGGCATCACTCAGAGACTTGGAGTTTGATCTTGAACTTGCCTTCTAAAAGCCGGGTGACTACATCACTGCTATCTACAATCTCCAAGTCGTATACGCCTTGATTGAAGGTAAAGTCCGTTGTAGTAGCGCTTGGAATAGTTAGAGTAAACTTCCCCAAATCAGAACCAGTCTGCGGAGATGCAATTGTGAAGTCCACATCATAGCCGGTGTCTTCCGTATCATCACTCGTAGCTTGATAAACATACGCTGTATCAGTGATGTGGTCCTTAACAGACATGCGCACACGGTAATTCGTCAAGTCCTGATATGAACCCGAAGACAGCTTGTAGCGGAAGGTCACCTCATGTTGTGACCCCTGCTCTACGATGAAATTGTACTTGCCTGCAGCCATTACGATAAGACGTATTCAAAGACATTGGGTTTCCCCTGTCCATTGTTAACGATTACGGTGTATCCGGCAGAGCTATTCCAACCATTGCTTTCAGAGTAGAAGTTCCCTGTAAACAATGGTGCAACAGACAGCTGCCGATAATTTGCTTGGTCAACCTGCTTTTCTTCAATAGTCCGGTAGACCCGCTTTCCTTTCCTCGCATGCCAGTGACCGCCAAGCATAACATTGTACATGCCCTGACGTCCGTGCTCCCAGAAAGCCTTTCCTAAATCTCCTTTCGCAACGCCATGGTGGTTATGCGTAAGGATGTAATAGATGCTATCAATCTCTACCCCCAAAAGTACGGCATTGTGCCGTACATCGAGCGGGGTGTTCTCGCGAAGCATAAATGCCAAAAGCCCTGCAACTGAACCATATGGATCACCCTCCATTTTTGGGGTAATCCGGTCGTGATTGCCACTTACAATATACACCCCACAGACATTATCTAGTGTAGTAAGGAAACGACGAATAATAGTGTAAGCCAGGATAACAACATTAGTGCCATGACCACCGTGTTCGAGTTCCTGCCAAGTCGACTGATGATTGAGTCCGGTGAAGCTTTCAATGAAGTCACCCAGTAAGCAAACATATACCTCATCGTAATTCTCGTTATTGATACAAGTAGCTACCTCTTGTAAGCGTGCAACAACAGTTTTTACATTAAACGCCGGAGTATGCCCCATAGCCTCTACTCTTGCGCCAATATGAAAGTCAGACAAAGCTAACACCGCTGTGTTACTGCCAGGTTTTCTTTGGATAGTAAAGCCATCAACAGTTTCACGTAACTGTGAAACTACGGCATCCATATTAAGAGTTTGTTTCTTCCTCTCCAGCTGCACCTTTACCTGGTGCATTACCACCGGCCCTGCTTTTGATTGAGCCTCCCAGCTATTACAGGTAAAGCGTGCTACTTCCCAAACGTCAGTATCAATCTCGAAGTACTTGACAGCATCTTCTAAAGAGTGAATAGGATCAGCCCCTTTATACACGTAGGATGCGGAGTCGCTAGTTACCTCCTTCTTCACCTCGACAGAAGGCTTTCGCTCTTTTGCGACCATCCGTCTCAAGCTGCGATGAGACAATTCGACTTCGGGATTCTCTTCAAGAATCAGCGAAGCGATACGTGCGTGTGTCTCATTTCGGTGATTCTTGCAATACTTAGTTACGAGTGCAAGAATATCCATACTGTTAGTTTAGTTCTAAATCGTTGATTCGAATGATTAGCGGATTTTCTATCGGCCCTTCCTGCCCGTTCAAGACGTTTGTCTTAGTGAACGTTATGTTGCCATTCGCAGCAAAAGCGGTGCCTGTAGCCTGAACCGTATGAGCATGCAACAAATTAAGTACTGGCGTAAAGGAGTTATTGATTGCCTCATACACTACAACCTGTGCTGCCCAATCTTGTGGGTCGACCCCCGTCTTAAAGGGTAAGCTGATAATCATAGGAGTACCTGCTGCAGCCGCATCTGGGTAATATTCAAACCAAGCTGGATTTGGGGAGGTTAGAGGCCGGGCGTTAAATACCTGAGCGAACTGGTCAACATCAGTATTTGTACCCGGTTGAATGTAGATAGCATTACGGGGAGTGCGCGTCGAGGCAATATCGATATAAGCATCTCCGGTAATATCGGGAGCATCAAAAAGTGTTGGTGCTAAGGCATTACTTGTAAGAACGGCGGACGTAGTAATAGCCACGCCATTATCAGAGTAGTCCGAAGTGCTGTGATACTTAACTGTAAGAGGAGTATTATCAGGGTACACGGCATCTGCATGATCCCCGGATGGATTGTCCACTAAAGTCACGTTCTGACTGAGGCTTTCATTGACTGTATACGTCAAGCCCGCTGTTCCTGAGGGTTTAATTCCAGCAGGAGCTTGCACCTTAAGAATGCTATAAGACGCAGCAGGCATATCAGAGTCATAACTCTCAAAGCCACTGTATCCGTCCTCTACTACAATAGACGACTCGTCTTGATAAACCTGAGTCCCAATGAAAAAGTCGCGTCTGTCACAATCGCGGTCTAGCGCATACAGAACGCGTTTAAGATAGACCTTCAGCTCTCGGCCGAACTCCCACAGTTGATTGAGGGCAGCAAGGCGAGTTTTGCTATTGATGTAATCTTTTGGATTGATCTTCATGTCAGCAGCCGCATACGCAAGTGCAGCCGTTGCCCTTGCAAATATTATCTAGCAAGGTAATCTTTTCATTGGCGCTTGTAATGCGGGCATCTGAAGGACTCGCTAAGCCAATGTCAAGCAGAACCCCTTGCCTAATGGTTACAAGCTCTTGAAGGGTCTGTAATTGCTTCTTCTCTTTGCAGAGTTCGCACATGCTCTTGAGGTAAGTCTCAAGCTTATCGCTAATGCACTTGTCAATTACAGGAATATGTAGGAAGTATTCCTCGAACGTGTAGGTATCGGAACCGATAACATACACGATTTTGAATTGGTAAATACCGTCCCGGAAGGACGTCCCAGTTTCATCTGAGACGTCCCCCGGAGCGATATCCATTGTGAAAGAATGCGGGTTAGCCGCATCATAGCTACCTAAGTCGGCTTCTGTCAGATCCTCATATGCAGTCTTCCCAGGAATCTTGACCTTCACATCAAGTGAAGTGCGTGCAGTCCCATTGGGGAGGTGGTCATACAAGACAAAGTTTACTGCGCCTGCAATAGTCTTTGTGGTAATCCGCCAGTATCCGGTTTTAGCAGCCATAGGTCAGCTATTAGGAGATAGAAATAGTACCAGGTGCGTTGGTTGCAAACACTGTAGACAAGTGTCCAACTAAAACGTCACTAGCAGTATCATCGCAGTAAATGACAATCTCGTGCAAGTCCTGACGATCGCCCACTTGAGCCTTAACAAAGATGCTCACGCGGTGGAACCCATTATCATCTGCACCTGAAACAGGCTTGACCACATTAGGACCAGCGATATTGGTAACACCGATGAATGGGAGAGCGTCTTCAAACTCTGCGTCAATGTCGGCCTTAGTACCAATCGTAAAGACTGGGGCCGTGGTCTGAGCAAATGCACTAGCATCGTTACCCGCCAAACGCAAGATTTTGTTCAAAGGCGAAGTGATGGTAATCACTGCTCCTGAAACAGTAGCAGCGACGTCCTTGAACACGTCGCGAGTAGAAGCATTGATGGCATTCTTGATAGCTAAAGCAGCAGCATCAGCATCAGCACCTTCAGCCTCAAAGGTTGCAATAGCAAACTTCTCACGGCCTTCAGTAACGTCGATGATTTTCACCTCTGCCTTACCACCGTCAAGAGCGATAGTAGCCGTTTGGACTTGAGCGGTACCGGCATTGTAGGCAACAGCGTCAACCTTCTGGATATCAGCTTGAGCAAACTCAGGTGTACCGTAACGTTTTTCGATGATCTGGAACTTATCGCCAGCGACGAGAGCAGCGCCATTATCAGCCTGTGCAGTGCCGTTTTCGATAATGCTGATGGTGTTATCAGCAACAGTGTTCTTCACGCCATCTGTAGTAGCGACGAAGACAAATTTAGTATGAGACATAGTATGGAAGAATTAAGGGATTACGCTTGAATAGTAGCAGTATCGGCGGTAGTCGCCGGTCCAACGTTGCCGCTAGTATCGGTTTGAGTGGCATTCACAGAAACCACATCATCCTCGGCATAGTTGTCAGCAGCCACTGTCAAAGAAAGAACTTCGGATGCAGATGAAGCGGTAAATGTTTCTACCACATCGGCACCTCCATCAACGGTGAGAGTAACTGTAATTGTAGCTCCGACCTCTGCACCAGAAATCTTGAGGAACATTGCAGACGCACTTCCGGCACTGTAGGCGGTAGCAGCATCTGAACTGCCCGTTGCATCAGTAACAAACTGAATAGCCGTAAGAGCAGCAGGAGGCGTTACATCTACACCGCTTAAGCCAAGAATAGTTTGAATAGCATTTACAAGCTTGTTTGAAGCTGCTTCATCGTCCTTAATCGCCACTCGGATTGTCTCGATAGCACGGCGGTTTCCTGGAAGAGCTTGCAAAACCTCGATAGTGTAGATGCCATAGTCAGCATCAAACTCGGTAGACGTTGCAGGTACAACTACTGGGAACTCTACTTGGTTGTAGGCTCCTGCGCTGATGTAGCTACGAGTCTCCAAGTCAATAATATTATCACGCTGACCGCGACGTCCTACAGTGTTTGCAGTATTGTAGGTGACTGTCAAGGCATCATCGCCGGTAACAGTGATGTCGTAGCCGCGAGGAGTAACAGTAATACGAACGTCCGATCCTGAAACTTCAAAAGTCACGTTGTCAAAACGCTCAGTATCTGGTCGGTCATTGAAATTCTTTACAAGTTCTGCCGCATCCTTACCGGTCACACCCAAAACATCGTGAACATTGACACCATCTTGTGCTTCTAAGCGGATGCTGTTCATGCCGGCTTGCAAATTGCTTACGGTAATGCTGGCATCAGATCCTGCTCGAGGCGCTTTGTAGTCACTAGAAAGAATTTGAGACTTCTTGAATTCGCTGCTGCCCATAACTGCAGTCGAGCCATCTGGCTGAGGAACTGCAACGGACAACTTAATCATCGCATCAGCAGCAGCAGCAGAGTCATCGCCGTCAGCGAATGCGCCGTCAACTTGAATCATTAATTCTCCGCTAGTAGCAGCATTAGACACAGAGGTAGCCAGAACGTCAGCTTGGTTGGCTGCTACGTCCCCACGTACCACAAGGGTAGTATCGAGTAAACCCATTATTCGGATTGTTGTTGTTCAAGAGAAGTCGTCTGGAATAGTGGCGACTCAATGGCCTCGATGATGCTTTTCACCGCTAGATCAACAATCTCGTGGTGCGTATGCTCTGCTAGCTCGCAATCTACGCTAGTTGACAGGGTAATGTCAACCGGTTGACGCAAGTAATCGAGGTGCAGTGTTTTTAATATAAACTTTTCGTTGTCCTGAAAGACACGAACTTCATCATCATACACTGCCCCCAACGGAAATTCAGGCTTGGTTTTAGCAAAAGGATTTTGCTGGTGCTGGTAAAGCTTGTCTTGCTCTACAATGCGCAAGTCCCGTGTAGTCTCCGGGTCGTCCGTATCGACTTGTTCCCCGCAATGATTCACATGAAAAGTCACGCGAGCATTGACGAGGAACATATAGTCGATCGGTAAATCAAAGTTGATGAAGTCTACCGTAGCATCCGGCGTGACACCATCTGTATAGTCAACGGTAATGAGCAACCGCAAATCATCCATGCGCTTGACATTACCCTCAAATCCTAGTTTCTTAGGATCTGTCTGTCGATAGAGACGCTGCTTGATAAACCTTTCCTGAGCGCGATTCAACCAAAAGTCAATCTCCTCTGGGATAAAGTAATCGTACACCGAGGAGGCTACTTTCTGTAGCCCCTGGTCTACTGCATAGTGCATCTCCTGAACAGTCATATCATGCGAAAGCCTTTAGCTTGGCTTTAATGGCCGTCAAAACGTTAGAGTTTTTCTTGTCTTTCAGGAAGAGGACGGCTTCTTCCATCGAGTCTCCTAAGGTGATATCACCATCTAAAATGCTGTTGCCAACTCGACGAAGGGCCTCAAGAGAAAGTGCCTGATTAATCAAGGCGGTAATCTCTAAGTTCTTATCAGTGCAAATATCGATAAAGTACTCTGGATTGTCCTCTTGGAGTTCTTCCAATTGGAGTTCCTTCTCATCGACAGTAAGCTTGCCCGGGTTATAGCCGTACACATGCAAGACCATATTCATCCGGTCTTCGTTTGCAGTGAGCTTCATAAACTCTTTGAACGCATCCTTGCGAACTGTCAAGCCAGCAGAAGCCTCAGCCAATTCCTTACGAGCATCTGAAATATAGTAACGAACCTTCTTGCTGCCGCTCAACTCCTCCTCATCTTTTGCAACGTGAGGGTGGGCCATAATAAACTTGTACTTGATGTAGTCAAGCACAGACAGAGGATGTCCCTCTTCGTCCAAGCCTACCTCTAGGTCCAAACCGGCAGCAGGCACCTCGACAGTAAGATTGAGGTAGTACTCCTTGCAGGCACGGCCAAAACCTTGGTCAGTTGGCGACATGCCAATGACCTCAGGCAAGTATTGTTTTTGTTCAGCGAAGGTCAAGCCCCGGACAATGTCACCGGCGGCTGTAAAGACTGATCCAATTTTACGCTTGGAATCGGCGTATACCTCGTCCGGCAAGTTTGTGTTATTCGGACGACGGTTGATGGTAACTAAGTGTGAAGACATATCTATTGTATCTAATGAGTTTCTAGTAAAAGAAAGGGGGAGGACCATTCCCTCCCCCTTCCGAATCAGACGCTAAGATTAGCTCTTAGTGCACTCGAGGTGCAAGCAATTGGTTGCGCGGCGAATAGCCACACCACACTCCTTCATGAAGTGGACAGCAGAGCCATCAACGTCAGTCGCACGGAGAGCGTTTCCACCGAAGCCAGGAGGCACAGATGCACCAGCCACAGCCCAACGGACCAACTCACGGCCCTTACGGGAGATGTACTGGACATTACGCTCACCATCGTAGGTGCTCATATCGAGGAAGACCATACGGTAAGACTCAAGCGGCAAACCAGTAACCGGGTGACGGTCGCTGTTCAAGGCACGTGCTCCGTGGTCAAACAGAGGCAAGTGGCGAACAGTGATTACGTGACCATCGATGTGCTGGTAAGACGTGAAGTAACCGCCGAGCATCAAGTTAGACCCGCTTCCACCAATGAAGCTAGAAGGATCAGTGTTCTTGATGTACGTACCGGCCTGAATCTCGTTCTTCATCGCGTTGTCAAACTCTTCCATACCACCGATACCGGTGAAGAGAGTGATGTTCATCTGCTGAGCATCGGTAGCGCCATACAAAGCGTCACGGACAACAGACTTAATCTTAGACGCGGTCAACTCAGAGTAAGTATCCACGTTAGGAATCTGCTCGAGGACACCAGAACCGAGAGTAATCGGCTTACCGTTATCGTCCTTCAAGTGGATGATACCGTTAGAGTCACGGTTGTACTGAGAGTACCACAGTGCGTATTCGGTTTCTTCCTTCCAACGGAGCATGTGCTGGTACTCCTCGAAGTCATACCAGAGGTTAGTAGAGCGGCCACCAACATTGAACTCGAAGTTCACCACACGGTCAGGCATGTTACCCTCGTATGCGTAAGACTTACGAATCAAGCTGATTTGGTTACGCATCTTGGAAGGAGCAACCCAGTGGCTCTCGTTTCCGCGTGATCCGCTCATTGCAGCAGGTGCGTACAACTGAACGAACAGCTTGTTTGTGAAAGCAGAACCGTTAACACCGGCACCATCAGCAGCAACCAACTGACAGCTGTACTCATAGCCGTCCGCCACAGGAGTGGGGTCGTCCATAATACGGAGCTGAGTTCCGTCTGGAGCTTCGATGATGTACTGGCGCACGAACCAACGCTCATTAAAGGTCAGTTTAATTCGGGTGTGGTTCGCTCCAGTACCGGATTGAGCCTTGCACTCCAACGCCTTGTTCATACGGCCCATCACTGGGTAATCGTACTCAATGTCGTTGATGTACTTAGTTGCACCCATACCCTCAGTCAAGTAAGAAAGCGGGAAACGCTTGTCCTCTTGTCCAGCGAGGTGGGTGATAACAGGGGAGAGAACGTCCGGTTGAGTGAGGAGCGCAGCGGCGAGGCTGTTCTCATCAGTCATAGCAGACGAGTTGAAGGTGTCTTCGTAAAGACGTAGCTTCTTAATGTTGTCAGCAGACATGGTCTAAAGTTTAGAATTAAGGGTTATAAAAGATCTTTCAATGAGGGAAGTTTCTTTGGTGCCTTGTATGCGGTCTGCCCTCCCTTCATACGCTGATTGGATGGCTTACGCTGCTGCAGCTTTTCCTTTAAATTCTTTGCTTTCTTGGTATTCTGTGTGTTGGACACAAGCTTGTTGAGGTCGAATTTCTTCCAAAGCAAGTATTCCATTGCGACTTGAGTTTCCAAGTCCATGCTTTCACGCTCAATCAAACGTTGAGTGCGTCCTTGATTATCTACGGCATCGCTCATCCATGAGAAGAACTTATTGCGATCCGCTGTAGGGATTTGGAATCCCCGTACTACGCCTTGGTCAATCGTGTCACGAATGCTTGCCCATTGTTGCTGGACTTGCCGTTGATTTTCCTCAGCCTGCTTTCGCTGTTGCTCTACCAACTCCTTCGCTTCACGCTCCTGAGCTGCTTTGAGCTTTCCTAAGCTGCGGTTAGCCTGACCCATAAGAATACCGGCATCCACATACTCTTGAACCGTTTCAGAAATCTCTTCAGCGGTATAGCCCTGACGTTGCAAGAACTCCTGGACTACCATACGCTGCATAGAGACATCTTCATCACTCAGCTCAATGGCTCCAAAATCCACGTTTGGATTGGTAGCCTCAAAGTATTTCTTAGAATCCCCACCGTTATAGCGGTACTGCAAGTACTGCTCTACGTCTGGGAACTGTGAGAACACTGCATCAAGCTGCTCTTTAGCAATCTCCTGAGCTACTGCTTGAGTAAATCCTACAACACCGTCGTAGTCTTCACCAAACTCGCCTTGGACATCATAGCCCATTTTCTGGCGCAGAGTGTCAATAATGCTCGCTTCTTCCTCTTCCCCCGCTTCCGGTTCGTCTGAGGTTTCTGCTTCTGGTTCAGCGGCAGGCTCATCAGCAACTTCCTCAGCTGCTGGTTCTTCTACCTCTTCTTGTTGTTCAACTTCAGGCTCTGCAACTTCTTCTACAGGCGCCTCTTCTTCAACTGCCGCCTCGGGAGTAGGGATACTCGCTGGGGCTTGGTCATTAAGCAGGTTTGCTACGCTTACCTGACTTAAATCGAGTGATTTTTCTTCTGCCATTGCTACAAAAGTATTTGATATACCGAATTATATGACGGATTTCCTATGAGAAACGTTTATTTTACTAATATCAACCTTTTTGCCTTTGGAGGTCTACTTTTTGACGCTCCACCTCCAGCCTTGCCTTGTCAATTTCATCCTTACGCCCGTTACCATCGGCATCAGTAGTCATCTTAGCAGCAAGGTCCATCTTCTTCAACTCTACCTTAACAGCTCTATCGCGCTCATTTTGATCAGCCTCAAACTGCTGCTTCTCAGCTTGCATCTGTTGTTGGGCTTGCATCTGTGCCTGCTGCTGTTGTTGCTGCATCTGCTGTTGTTGCTGCTGCATTTCCTGCTGCTTGCTATCAACCTCTGCCAAGAGTGTCTTGATTTTGCTGAAGTTGTTAGTATCGAGGATTTCTGCAATCGTACCGGGCTGTTGTCCGTTCTGCGCAAATGCCTGTGCAAGACCTTTGAGCTGTTGGAGCTTGTCTTGCTCGCGGCTATTGTTCTTGACAAAGACACCGTACTCCGCTTCTTGATACTCCTCAGGGTCAATGTTGATCATAGCTGTACGCAAATCGCTTGTCACATAAGTCATCTTCTTGCCTTCACGCCACGCAATCTTGCTTGTATCTAGCAAGCCCAAGTATTCGCGCTCAATGAAGTTCTCAAACCGGCGGAACAGCTCCTCGCTAATGACAGAAGACTGGAAAATGGCACGCTCAGTGGTGCCCACACCATCAGAGGTTTTCACCTGACCCTTTCGCTGCCGGCTAATACCAATCATCTCCTCCCACTCCGTCTTGATAGCCTGCAAAAGCTGGAACTGTGCAGCGATATACTGACCTAAGGACATATCCAGTACCTGATACTGGTTGAATGTCACGCGCTCGTTGTTCTTGCCCTCTGCTGTAGAGTCAATAAAGGCAAAACCCATAGCATCTGCGTAGTACATGAACTTCTCCTCATCCCACCCATGGCGTTTGGGGATGGTGTTCATCTCCATCAGCATAATCTTGTCCTTGTTCTTAGCAATAGACAGCTCCAGTCGGTAGTGGAATACGTTGTAAAGCACCTGATACGCCAAGCCCATGCTACACACACTGATGTTGTCGCTGTGTCGATTGCTGTACACACGACCGTTGTATGGCAGCTTGCAGACAGAAATGTTATTCATTTCATTGCGCTGCACCGGATGCGGTTGGTGAGATACATAGATGTCTTTATCGATCTGGTATCCTTCCCATACCTCGTTCACCCAGTAGTAGGTAATATCCTCGCCCTCCTCTTTTTTGTAGGACTCGTCAACTACCATCTCCTGCTCCTGCCCTAACTCATCAGTGAACTTGAGAATACCTACACGGCTAAAGGACTTCCAGCAAACGTGCAATACCTCCACCATACGGTCGGACTCATCGTCCTCTGGCTTGTTGATGAACATACTCTGCACACCTCCGTAGCTGCTATCTCGGTATTTACCATGCGGAGCTTCGAGTCGGTCAATGTCTTTGCTGCTCAACACATCATAGAAGCGGTCTACAACTTGGTTTACCGACATGATTTGGCGGCGGACGACCCAATCAGCGTCTTCAATGAACTCTACATCTGGTCCTTTCTCATAGTCAATATCCAAAGGCGACACGACATCATACTCAACGTCGTTCATACATACGTCCTTGTACGTATAGCACTCACCGGCAATAAGCCAGTCAAAGAACAAACGCTGGCTCTTATCTTCAAAGTTCAGCCAGTCGAATAGGTAGTTCAATACCTCTTGACCTATGATGGCACGAGAATCGCGGTAGTTACTGAGTACCTGCTCCATGTACTCCTCAGCAACAGGCATCTCTTGGGACTCCTGCCCCGTTTCCATACCCTGTGCGTTCGCCTCATTGATAAAGACTTGCTCTAAGTACTCCTTAAACTGCTGCTGGCGGTACTTGTCAAAGCGTGATTCGATATCCGCATTGCGTACAACCACCTGATAAGCCATGGGACGCTTAGCTTTCTCACCTAAGAGCAGGTCAACTACCGGCTTGATGATGTTATAGTTCCTCAGACGTGCAGGGAAGTTCTTCTTTGCCCAAGCCTCACTGTTGTAAGGATTGGTAACATAGTTGTAGTCTGCCTCACGGATATTACCGTTATAGGCTTCGTAGTACGTCTGCAACGTGTGCTTGGTGCTCGTACTAAAGCTGCTGCGGTTGATGAATGCACGAATGCACTCTTTAGCCCAGTCTTTAGTCTTGCGAGACCTAGCAATTTTTTGTTTAGGGATTTGAAACATCCGTATGCGTTTTATGAGAAGAAGGCTCGATCAAAAAAAGTGTTTTCGCTCTGTTGCTCTACTAACTGAACTTCTTTTGTATGCAGATCCTTCAGATGGAACATGCCTACCAGCAAGGCGGATACCCGGTCAAAGTTTCCGCGCCTGTTGTACTTTACTAGCTCATCGATAAGTGCTATATCGTAAATGAAATGCAAGTTGAGTTTTTGCTCACCTTGCTCATCACGACCTCTCGGTGTCTTGAGCCAGTCTCGTAAGTAAATTTCTGCTTGCCCTTTGCGTTCTTTGCTACCCATGCTCATACCGTAGCTACGGCCCAGCTTGCGTATCCGAACGTTGTCTGTTTTGTCGAAGATTTCTACCTCCGGCATCAGATACTGCATTAGTTTATGACGCTTGGCATAAGGAATGATCTCACCTCGGTCATTCTCGAAACCTATACGTGCATTATAATACTTTGCTAGCAAAAATAGGTTATAGTTGTACTCATCCTGCGTATCAGGACGTCCTACATAGGAAGCAACAATCATATCGTCCGGCTGACTAAGCGTATTTACACGTTTTATGACGTATGCGGCTCCTAGAGACGTGCCATAGCCATCCTGGGCGTAAGGGTCATGCACGATGATGTACAAATCACGTGGTACCTCGCCATTTTGCTTGTAGGGTGACTGATAAACTACTGGACATCCGGTAGTATCGTCCCCACGTTGTACCGGAAACTTCATTACAGGGCGTAGTCGGTCGTCTGGACGCAATTTGACGCCTTCTTTACCCTCTACAAGGTGCCCTGCTACAGCCAAACTCTTAAACATACCGCTGCGAACTAGCTCATTGCGGTGCTCAATCAACGCAGCCGTAGGGAATACGTTGCTACTGTGCTGTAGGAAAGCTTCTTTGGGAGTAAAAGGGTACTCGGTAATGTGCTTATCAAGCACCCCCGCATCTTTCGCGTCACGCTTGATTTGCTCTCGTGTAGCCTCCTCAGATTGGCGAGCACCTGCAATATCGCTATTGCCATCGTGGTCCATATGCCCAATCTTGTTTTTGTATGCCGGGAAGAAGTACCCACAAGTGGTATGGTCGCTGCTTTCGTCCCAGATATTGGTAATAGGTAGGAGGTTGTATGCTTCTGGGTTATAGAACATACTCTCAAAGTCGATAGTACCTCCAGCCATGTCACCACCCGTACCAAATAGAATCATCTGCCCCGTGGTGATACCTCCATCCTCTACAGTTGGCTTAGTTGCCAGGTATGACGCTTTAAGATTGTCAAAAGCGCCACACTCTTCGAAGATTACGATGGAGGCATCTTTACCACGAGCAGCGTCTGGGTTGTCTTTAAATGTGATAGCCTCTACTTCCGACTTGTAGCCCTTCTCCACCTGCTGGCCCGACATATACTCTAAATAGCTGGCCCTGCGGTGGTTTTGCTTGTCTACAACTTGGCGCCTTTTAGCCCAGCCGGTATGCTCATTCAAGAAGTTCATGTTGTCAGTAACCATTGCCATGATACCTTTAGGGTACAAGTACTTCTTGTCAAATGCGCATAAAAGGGTGTAGCTGTTACGTTCCGTATTGAACGTATTCGTAACAAGAGCAGCGTTTTTATAAGAGAATCCCTTACGACGCGCCTTACCTACGATCATATGACGCCCACCATTCATATGAGCCTCTTCCACGTGTGTGGAAAGGTTCAGCCTTTCATAGTCTACTGGTTTGATCCCGTTACGGGCTATCTCCTGCAGCCAGAAGTATTCATAGTCCCCATCCCAGAAGTTGGGGAAGCTCAAAATCTTCTTGTTACCCTTGTCAGTCAGCTTTATCTGTACGTAATTCAAGTAGAAGTAATGGTGTCCAGTGATGGACACATCTCCTACCGTGTACCCCTCAGTACACCGGCGTAACTGCTCTGCCCAAAACTCAAAGTATGCTGCAGACCCCTCTGGGTCGCCGCAGTAGAAGCCATGTTCTAGAAAATGACGGCCTGCTCTATTGAATTCACGGGTGTTAGTCAACATTGTCGTCAATCTTCGAAGAGGCCTTTCTTACCTCCACCTTTAATACGCGTATCGTTGGACTCTTCCTTGCGGACTTTCTCTTCAAGAACGGTAATGTTCTCAATCGCCTTAGGGAGCTTTTCAGAAATCTCCAACATGCGTGTAACGGAACGAGTAACAGGGTCAATATCTTCCAAATCAGGATCAGCAAGAGCAGCATCAATGCGCTCACGTAGCGTATCGATGAGCCGACTGCTCGTAAGAAGACCCCCCCTAATAGATGCAAGACTTTTAAGGGTGGGAGTTTTTGACAGCTCCAAATACTTTGCAATAGCTGCTTTGACTTTGTCATCGGGCTTATAGTCTTTGCCCAACCCTGTATCTGTGGACACGCGTAAGCGCCGCTCGTCTTCCGGATAAATGTAGTAGGGCGATTTATGGTCGTGGATAAAGTAGATGTAGCTAAACTCCTTGAGCGCCTCTTTCTTATCCTTCGTCCGGTCACGTGTGAGCAGCGCTTTAAACTCAGGGATGAGTTTCAGCTCTACGTCTACTACTACCTTAAAGTTTTCTTCTCTGAATAACCGCATGGTTCAGTTTTGACAATCGCCCAGGTTTGACATAGAACTTGCCGAGATATGGTAGGCGCACGGTACTAAAGGCGCCCTTCTCCATGTGCTTACGTAAAAATCCAAACTGACTCATTACTACCTCGGCCACCTCATCATACGTGCCTCCGTCTTCCTCAACAATCTCAAGGATGATTTCGTGCATTACTTTACTCGGGCGGGGCATATACGTAGTAGGTTATGGTCGGGTGTTCGGGGCCTATAGTAATCTGAGTCTCGTAGTTTACTGACTGGCCTTCTAGTTCAGCAGCCATTTGCAGTTCAAAGGCAAAGAGTACATCGAGACTTTGAATCTCATACTCCAGCTTGAACAGCGGTTTCTGCGACGATGAATTTGAAGGTAAGAGACTCAAGGGTTCCGTCAGGTTTTACAATGTCGTTGTATCGATACACTCCACTGCGATCCTTATAGATGACCTGCTTGTCCTTTAAACTCTTCACATAGTTGTTTAGCACCGACACGCTCTTGAAGCTCATCACCTCTGCTACGTGCTTACGTGCTTGCATACTGCATGCCACTTCTTGGTCGTACTCTAAGAAATGCAGCAAGGCATCTAGCTCACGCGGAGTCAGCTTCAAGATACCATTCAATAGCTCTAAGTAATGGCGTACGAAACTTTTCTTACTTGTTTGAATCTCCAGCTGCATTCTCCTGGTATTTGTTCACGCGATCAATCTTACGGTTCAAGCGCTTCTTGAGCAGCACACGAACTTGCTTAAGTAAAATGATGCAACACTGATTCTCGACTGAGAAGTTCTTGTTCTGTAGAGCATACAGACGATCGATGAGCATGCTTACCACCTCCTCATTGGTCGTCCCTGGATTGAACCCGGTAGGTGTCTTCTCTGTGAAGCGCACCGTTTGGTACTCAGTTTCTGACTTGAAGTTGTGCAGCCGATACTCTATCCCGGGCTTGACAATTTCCATGACATTTAATTTCCTCGAAATATAGGAAAATTATACAGTCTCAGCTTGCTGTTCCCTGAACCTACGCTTATTATAGATTTTCTTGGTCACCATATCCTTCTCCTCCCTGGTCGCAATGCATTGATAAAACTCATCGTCCAGCGCCTTAATCTCAACCAAGAACTGATACCAGATCTGCTCAGCGGCAACCGGGTTCTTCATGTCAAACTTACTCTTAGTACCCAGATTAGCTTGAATACAAGCATTCATCTCTAATAGGGCATCAATCTTCTTACGTGTCTCCACGTCCTTGTAGTACTTACTCATAATAGCATAACAGATTAGCCAGACTTACAGTTCTCTAATAGGGCATAAGTCGCATCATCCATGTCCTCGTGTAACATGTCCCCGGATATATAGACACCCGTGGTCGTTTGGATGATAACAACATCCCCACCCCCTTGACACTGGTAGAATGTAAACAAGTAATTGTCTACACACTTCATCGTGTACAGGGGGTCTATAAACATACCCAAAGTTAGGGAAGTATGAGTTTGCTTACCACCCCCACTATACCTCCCCGGTGTTACCCCCACAAGACAACACCCCGGTGGCGTGTGGAACGGGACTTGCTCGTTCCTCACAAGTAACCCCTTAATCTCATACACCGTGAAGGACATTACCCTCTTTCCCATCCGCAAGACCGACACTGGTCTCACCGCAACTGTACGAACCCCAGATTCTCTTGAGGAACGTCTGCTCTTTGTAGACGACGCCTATACTGCCAAACACCTTGGCGTGGCTCTTCCCAAGGGCACCAAGACATGGGTCGAGTGCCAAGATGCCGGTGACGATTACCCAACGTTCAAACGTGACCAACAATTTGACGTCAGTGCACCTGCGGGTCACCACTTTGATGTCGTGCCATGGCCGGACCGCGAAACCGGCAAGCCTTGGACCACCAAAGAAGGCGACGTATTCTATGGTCTCGTACTCAAGCGAGACTAAGAGTGGGGCCTTAGGGCCTTACTTGGATACACTATCATCAAAACGGACTGTAAGCTACGTGTGTGCGCTAACCAGCGTCCATGCGTAGCTATTTCGTATCAGATTAAGGGGCTACCTAACCTCAGTACTACAGACTATAATCCTTTTCATTCATCCAACCATTCTTACCATGTGGACATTAGACTACGTAAATGACCTCATTGCAACTAAGCAATGTCTCATTGCAGACAAGGACGCCTTCATTCGTGAGGCTGACTTCAATCGTGACCTTACCGAGTGTGTCAAGTCACGTGCCTTTCAACTTGAGCGACTAACCAAGCTCGAAGAGATTCGTACAGAGATGGAAGCATGCAGTGCTACTAACTGTATGAATGACTACATCTCACAGAAGGCTTACGTGTATACTCTCATTCAGGCTTACAAGGCTTGAGTGGGAGTATACTCTTCTCTCTCTCTCCTATATGGTAGATGAGATGATTCCGCGATTCACTTTTCAATCCAATACCATGGCGACCAAGTACTCCTATGACTTCCTGGGCACCATCACGTCTCGTACGTGGTGTGCTGAGGAGGGACAATACATCGAGAAGATTGTAGGCAATGTCTATGACTTCACTCAACAAGAACTCCTGTCGATGGGCATAGTCCTAGACGAAACCTTTTAACCCTTTACCAAAACCCCTTTACCATGAAGAACACTTCCTCTTCTCTTATGCTGGTATACGTCCTCTTTATTGTGGCGCTGTGTACCGTGCTTCTCTCTTCCTGTTCAACATCGTCGCATACCTCTGCGTACAATCCGATGTTTGGCAATTCACAACACCCAGTTTGCGCAGCATATGACTAAGTTCCGTACTCCCGATCACCGGCTGCCAATCAGCAAGCTGAACTACAACAACCTCCTACCACCTATGACTAAGGAGGAGGCTGAAGCTGTACGCGCTGAGATTATGACACTCAGCGATGCACTGTACTCTACTCAAGTGAGAGAGCGCAGTCTCTATGGGATGCTCATAGGTTTCTTCCTAGGTGGCATCCTTCTTAACGCTTGCACGGTATCTCCTGTGCTCTACCATATCGCTGACTTAGGTTTCGATCTTGGTATTGCTGTGGGTTCCGTGTCTTCCTACATCGCATACCGCAAGCGCGTGTATGCAGAAAATGCCTACTGGAAAGCTGTCTTTGGCGACAACTACAGTGGTTAAGGGCGATATTGGGGCTGGGCTTCGTGCCTGGCCCCTTTATCATAATTTTATAGCATGGAATTAAATCAGTACACCTTGTACTTCTACACTCGCTACGGTCAGAAGTACTGTACACCCAGCGTCGATGTGGCATTCAACCGCAACATGTCTGGAGAAGTAACTCAAATAACCTATGAGCAATCCGAACGATAATGATGTGTACCCTACCTACAGTGGTGAGGTATACTTCACAGTCACGCTACAGTGTGACGACATAGAAGCTACCGACATTGACTCTCTGACCTCAGACTTACGTCGAGGACTAGCCGCTAAGCTTGAAGGCTTTCCCGTGAGTGTCGTTGTCGAAGATCATGACCTGTCTATCAGCAATGAGGAAGAGGACTTCATGTCCAAAGCCGACCGGCTATACGAGCAGAAACATGATAAGTGATGGGAGCCAATGCCAAGACATCGGGCAAGTGGGCTTCTAAAGAAACATGGAAGGTTGTCCTCATTCACAATGAGAAGGGGACACGCATTCCATTCTATAGCCACACAGGATGGGCAGCTCAACGAGAAGCTCGTCTACACATGAAGGCTAACAGACTCCCGGTTCATGACTATACCATGACTGAACCAGTGGAGGTATTTAAAAGAGGTATCGATTGGGACACAGCAGTGGACCCTCGATACTAATTTCTTATACGCTTCTTGGTTGCTATACTATTCCCTTGTATCTTCACCTCGTGAAAGTATTAAGGGTTACTAGTAGCAACAGCAGATGGGTCACCAATTGTACCCATGATGTAGAAGTAGTTTACATCTACGGGTCTGGTACCACCCGATAATAGGTACCTCTACTTGGTAAAGTAGATTGAAAAGGATGGGGGCTGGCAGGGATGCCGGCCCCTTACTTTTTACGCGTATTTCTACGCTTTGCAGAGGGCTTACGTCCCTTCTTCATACCATTACGAGCACGGTTCTTTGATTGTGATTCCATTACAATCTTCCCGTTCTTCTTATGGCTGGCATCCTTGCCATCACCATTGCCATAAGTACCAGCGCGTCGGTTAGCTCTGTTAGCCTGAACGCGCTTCTTTACAGCCGATCGTTTCTTCTGATACTCCGCATCATATTTCCGCTTACGTTCAATTGACGCTTTTGTCATCCCGCGCTTCTTATAGACGCGGCCCTTACCAGCGAGACTATTTCGTGCCATATCAGAATTCGATATATTTTTTCAATTTAAACCCTTAGTACCTCAAGACATGAGTAACTTTGTTGAAGTCCTTGCTACTGAAATTTGCTCGGACAAGAATGGACGCGACTACAAGCGCGTCACCCTTGGCACTGCTGCCACTACTTCTACCTGGGTTAATCCAGGAACTGGAGAGGTCCACCCGATCCTCGCTCCAGCCAAAACTGTACGCGCCATTGGCTACAAGGTGCCGTACCTTTATGACGAAGATGATTCGTCAGCTGTACCGGACTACCTCTGGAACGCAGCACCAGGGATGGTAATTGAAGGTGAAATCGTACGTCGTGAGGTTGTGCCTTACGAAATCAACGGTGACACCCGCAACTATCACTCTTGCTTTGTGCAAGGTAACTCAGATTCTGCAGACTTCGAGACTGCTGTCAAGGTTGCCTTCGAACGCTCCGGTCGTACCCTGCTCGCCAATGCGGTGATGGTGCCGACTGAAGTTGACGCTGTAACTGCCACTGCACGTGGTATCGTTGCGGCCGGTATCTAATTAGAACCCCACAGTTTGGGGCGCAGCTCAACGTTAGCGTAAGTCGCCCCGAACTTTTTTAACCCAAGCCCTTTTTCCATCATGACTCCAGTACCTACAGAACACACAAATGCCGTCTATCAAACTCGTGACGGTAAGCAGCACCAGATCAAAGACATGGATGCTGTCGAACTTATGACTGCACTCTACGACATGCTTATGCGCAAAGCCAAGCACAACCACAAACTCAACAAGATGCTTGAGGTGGGAGAAGTATTGTCCGGAGTAACCAAGGCCATTCACGTGGAGCTTGGTAAGCGTGAGGCTGCTATGGCAGACCTCAATGAGATGCAAATCAGTGCCGACCTTGGCAAGCTGCAATTGCACAAGAATGAATCGTCAATTACAATTACCAGTAACTCATGAGCATCAAGCACACGACCAACCTGGACCAGTTCAAATTCCACGAGCGAAACCGCCGTGTCAACAGGTCCGCAGTAAAGAAACTTGCAGAGTCTATCAAGCGCGTAGGCCTCAAGGTTCCCATCACCGTCAACTCTCGCAACATCATTCTTGATGGGCAGCACCGGGTAGAAGCTATCCGCCTGCTCAACAGCACGGCGACGACACCATACAAGGTATCGTACGTCAAGAAGAACATGTCTATTGCAGACATCGCAGAGATGAATGCCCACCAGATTCAGTGGCGCATGAACGATTGGATTCACTTCTACGCTACCGGTGGTAACGAGAACTACATCAAGTTGCAGGAAGCAGCAGAACAGTTCAAGCCTCACAAGCTGACCTCTATCTGTGCCTTCCTCTCACCTGCTGAAGGTGCTCACACGAGTATCATC